AAATAGTTTAATGCTGCATCGAATACTTCATCTGAAATTGTTGCTGCCATAGTTATTGTTCCTTGCCTTTCGGCTCTTGTTTGGGATCATAAGTTCCCAATGTTGGTTTTGATATATCTACCTGAAACTTTATTTCCAATTTATTCTTTTTATCTGTCATTCTTTACCTCTCATTTATCTTCCTGTCGGTGGGGTTAGATAACCCCGTGACAATGGCTTATCTGTCGGGATTAATTTGCAATCGCAGTTCAGTCCTTTGCATTCCAACGCAGGCGACTGCGGACTTGCGCCTATCTTCTGCCAATAGCTTGCGCGCTTTACTTTTCCGCTATATTTCAAGCAATCTGAGCAATGTTCAATATCGCCTGTAGCCAATACCCATTCTAGTTTAGGGTCATTATGCGCCATTTGCAAAGCAAGGTTGTAAGCCTGTTGATAAGCATTAACCCACATTTCCCCACGGTAGTGTGTATCTCTTAATAGCTTCCCTTCCGACTTCTTGTTTTTATTTAACCAATCCGCCAATCCTGGAACATAATCCCATTGATCAAGAATCAAATTCCAAAGAGCTATCTCTTCTTCCATTGTGCGGTCTCCCCACGTTAAGCCTACGACTCTCATTCCTTCTCGCCATGCTCTGCGCAAGCCAATTTCAATCGTTTCTCGCATTGTGGGAACAAAAGAGCCATAATCAAATGCGCCTCTCCACATGCCGTAAATAGTAGAATGTATTGCATGCTGAAATCCCATAAACCCACCCGTTTCTATGGCTTCTGCTATTTCTTCTGTTGTTTGTTCTTCTTTTGGCAATTCGACATCTGTTAATTCAGCAACATTAGGAATTCCCAATGTCTGCATAGCCATTTTGATCATTGCTAATTGAGTCTTTTGAGCAAGCTCTATGCTTATTGTTCCAGCAGCAACACCCGTGCTAACCGCATCCATCATCTCATCTAATTCATCAACACTTGTGTCAATAATACGATCTGTATTGACATCAACTTCAGGATAAACATCAACGCCAAGTGATTCGAAGGTTATATTTGTATATTTAACCTTAGCATTGGCAACCATAGAGACAAGTGTGCGCCAAATGGAAGACCAGAAACTTTGATAACGATTGAATGAACGGAATGTCGGCCCTTCCATGGCGGTTGCCGTTGCTAAACGATAGTATTCACCACGCCCCAAATAGTGCGGATAAATTTTCCCAGCAAGAGCAACCTGCGATAATATTGCAATACCATCTTTTTCTGCGTCAGCAGCATTGGTTGGTCTACTCATCCACTCACGGTCTAAGGCTTGATTCTCTACCCAAATAGAGCCGGAAGCGGGTGGTGGATTCGTTTCTGTTCTGTTTGAACCATTTACAATAGATGATTGGAGTCTTTGTTTCACGGCATCAACCATGCGTTGACCGCCCTTAACTTTAACTTTTTCAACAACGGCAGCAGCAGCCTTATTAATGGTTGCGCGATCTTCCAAGAATCCTTTATAGCCACGAGACCACGCAAAACCAGCAGTCAAAAAAGGCCATCCTCTACCATGAATATCTCGATATTTGACATGAAGCACAACAACATCTGTTGTTTCTACCTGATCTTCAGCGAATTCGGCATCTTCATCATCTTCAAGTATCTTTTCTTTTACAGATTGTGCCTGCTCATCTGTTGCCCTGAAATCACGGTAATATAGCTTGTTAAATGTTGACCCGTATTCATCAGACCACCATTCTCTACGATAATAAACTGGTACAGTTTTATCATCTTGCTCACAATATATTTTGACAATATCATCTGTTTCAATGATACGCATGGTAGAACTACCATCAATGGTTGATATAAATTGGGCAAACCAGTATTCACCATCAACCTGTAGCTTATTTGAGAGCTGGTTGATTTCTCGCTCATTGAAGATATATTGATTTTCTGGATTGTTCCAAAAATCATCCCAAATCTCTTTTACGCTTTGAGACCTAGGAACAATGTCTGGCTTTTGTCCATAACCATAGTCTGTCCACAACTCAATCATATACTGAGTTGTCACATCCCAAACATAAAGCCTGCGGCTTTCGTTAACAATCATCATCCGCGTTTTGTTGTCAAGCGCAACTTTTCTGTAGTCCTGGTTGGACATGCGCCTAACAATCATATCGGCTAATTGTGTATCCCATTCACCAAACTGAGCCATGCTCTCAAACAGCTTTTCTTCTTTCTCTTGAGTAACGCCAGTTTGCGGAAATACTTCTAAAACGCCAAGCAAATGTTGATATGCTTCAGATAATTGCTCAACATCTTTTTTGAATATTGTTTTTTTTGCTGATTCAAACAAGTTCTCTAAAAAACTCATCACTACCAATCTCCAAAGTTAGGCGGCGCATAAGTCACCGTCATAGTTTCATCTTGTAAAGTTAAGTCGTATAAAGTCGGCCCACAAATGGCATAAATCACGGCATCTGCATCATCTGGGGAACGCCCAAGCCGATCTCCCCTACGCAAAACTTCTTTATTTTCAACCCATATTTTCCCATTGGCACGGCGCTGATATTGAGGAACAGTAAGATCACTCATCAATGGTGTGTTGGCATCATCGGGCGGTAAACACATTTCAAAATTATTGTTTGGGTCAAGCATTTCCCGTAATAACCACCACGCAGCAGAGCGCCAATTATAAAATTCTAAAATACCAGATTGATCTCTTACATCAACCTTTGCGTTTGAAACGAAGCTCAAAGCGCGATATCCAAGCTGTCTAACTCGATGCGCCACGCCAGCACCAACTCCAATACTATCAACAATAAGCGTCGCCGTTGGGAATCTGTCCAAAAGCGGTGTGATATAATCAACTAATTCCATGGTTGATTGATCTGGGTCTTTGGGCATAAAATGAATAAGTTGTCCAATTTTGCTTCCATCGTAACATATAGCGATTGTGTTTTTGTCTGCGCCAGTTTTCCCGCCAGCAACATCAACCCCTATCGAGGTTACAGTTCCATAACCGCCATTATCTTGCCAATCATACCACCGATTGACAGCATCTTCCACCCATGACAGGGGGATAACGCCCATTGTGTCATCGGCGGCGAATTCTCCCAGAACACGATTCTGATAAATAATGGATTGTTCTCCCCATTGTCGCTTTCTGCTATCCACCCATTCTTGATTAACACGCCCAGTCTCTAAGAATTGTTCCAGTGTAATGTGATAAACTTCCCAGTCTTCATATCCAGGGTGCTTTGCTTGTATTTCCCAAAATCTTCCCTTTTGATCACCAGGCGTTGAACAGGCTAACCAATAAGCATCACCTGTTGAAAATGCGCCTTCGACAGAATCCCAAATTCCGCTGGGCACTTTCTTTGATTCATCAAAAATATAGAGTATATGATCTGCATGCGCGCCTTCCATCAACTCTGGTGTGCTGGAAGCGGTTGCAAAGGCTTCGCCATTGTCTAAACGAATGGAACGAGCCATCAGTTCATCCCCATTAAAAGGTCTTCTTCCAATCAAATCCCAGTTTAGTTTATATGCCCATTTGTGCACTTCAGGCCATAGGAATTTTGTTAGCTGTCGCCACACAGATGCGGTTGTTGGAATCTTCCAGTCGCCCCCCATATCATCTCGTGTCAAAGCGAACCACAGAATAGCCCAAGCCATTGTCGAACTTTTTCCCGCTCCATGGGGAGCTCGTACACTTAAGCGTCTTTTGCTTAAAAGATCGTTTAGTATATCAAGCTGATATTTATCTGGTTTTTTGTTATCCCCGAATCGAATGCAGTCTTTAACAAAACCAGCGGGGTCTTCTTTGTACTTGTTGACAAATCGCTGATAAGCAGTGGAAATCCCTTCATCTTCCATCATACGCCGTTTTTCTAATTCGGCTCTTGCTCTAACCTGCAATTCGTCAACCATCATTTTCTGATGCCAAGAACATCAAGGATATGTCCACCTTCTGCAATTTGAGCGATTTGCTCCGGTGTCAATTTGGCAAAGTCAATTTCGTTGATCAGTTTCGCCATATAAGGCTGACCCATTTCGGCGGCTCGGCGACCAATATCAGACGCGGTGCGAATATACCTAATAATTGCGTTTGTATCAATGGAAAGCGTTATAATCTTTGTGTTTGGCTTTCCGTGTTTAACAAGTTTCCCATTAGAATCAATGACTTCTGGCGTGCCATCTTTTATGAATTTTTCATGGCGCTTGATAAACTTAGGAACATCCTGAAGCATTTCGTGAACAATATCCTGGAGACATTCAAAATTATCCCATTCTTTTTTCCTTAATTCATTACGGCGTTCCCGCCACGCTTTTTCATCATGCTGGTGTTCTAGTTCTTCCCAGCGTACAACACGATCTTGCCAGTCAAAGGTTGTAGACCAATAATAAATGGTGGAGAGAGCACTTGTTGGTGGCTCTGCCATTTCTTGATATTTGGCCGCTAATTTGTTTAACGACCTTCCGTAACCCATACGCGCATAGTCATGGAGAGCAGCATTACTCGTGCTAGGCTCATTTTCGATGGGCTTTAGCGGGTCAAGTGCATCCCAATATACTTTCGAATCTTTATCTGTCATAATTTTTCTATTAACTCTTCATTCAATAAATTTAACAACATATCTACAAACTGATCGTCATTTTCTATCGTAGTTAATTTATCTTTTACCTCGTGCCATTTATGATATGAATCTTCCATAATATGTAGGCGCAACCATCTCCAATGGCTTTTTTCCTCACGGTATTTTGCAAGGTCTTCATCCGTTACTGTTTCGCTTTGTTGGGGCATGGTCTTTCGTAATAAATAATCGACATCATCGCCATCGAAGCCAGTTCCTTGTAAATTGTCTGTTGCTGCTAAGTCCGCAAGGATTTGCGCCGTCGTGGTGTCGTCCCACTCATTTTCACCAATCCTATTAAGCGCAATAGCTAAGGCTTCTTCTTCATCTTCTGGAATTTCAATATGGTCTGCTGGTACATACCAATCATCTGGCTGTACAACAATCCCTATCGGCGGTTTGTCATTGGCGACTTTCTTCTGTCGGAGTGCGTCTACTCGACCATGCCCCGCAATAATATGGTTGGTTATATCATTAATGATTATCCGATTAACAAAACCAAAGCGATCAATAGATTGATGAATGTCGCCAAGGTTATGCAGTTTCGGATTACGTGGTAAACCAACCAGTCTAGATAGTGGCTCTAAATTAGCTTTCAACCAGCCTCCTCGCGCATGTGGAATATCCACACACGAAGAATCTCTATAAAGAGTACGCAGGATTTATACATAACTGCCGATACCTGCTTCCTGTTTCAAAGACGCCGCCAACGATATTTTGTTGGTCTTACCTTCGTCTCCGCAGGCGTTAATTTGGGCGTGCTTCGCCCTATTTTTTATATTTATTGCTGCATTCAAATCTCTATCCATCTCCAATTTTCCTTATGCTCCTCCGTAACTTTTCTTTATCTAATTCACGATAAATCAGATCATCATATTTATAGCGGTTGAGATCGCTGGACATCAAATCGTCATAATAAGCAGTTAGGGCTTCGCGCAACATACCTTCAGCTTCGATTTTTGTCAAACCAACACCGAAAATAAGATCGTTATGTAAACCCACAACATTCAAAAACACGATCTTGCCTTCATAGCATCTTGAAGCCGCGATCTCAACTTCAATTGGAACAATAACCTTATGTTTATCGTCTAAATAGTTTAATCTATATCTCAAGTTCTTCTTTTATCTTTTCAATTTCTTCTTCTAAGATTTCCACGCGTTCTTCAAGCGTCAATGGTTGAGGAGGCGGTTCGATTTCTATCTTTTCCGTATAATCAGAATATCCAGAAATCCACCTGTCTATGCCTATTCGATACCAACCGTTAGCGGCAATCTCGTAAACGCTCTTGACTTCGCCGTTCATCAGCAAGTCAACTTTATTGCTGCCATCGGGCTTGTAAATCGGCGTGCTTCGAACATTCAAAGCGCCACAAATCACTTTAACTTTGAACAATGGCTCTTCAATCGCCTGCTGTTGATAAACTGCCATACGCCAAACTTTATCAGCATAGCGTGACAAATAGGCAGTTGAGCCATCAATGGGATCAACAATTAGATAATCGTTACCTTCTTTGCCAACAACCAATACCCAATGTTGATCTAAAGCAGGAGTGTTTGTGTTGTAGTCAACCTGGACAATAACTGGTAACTCCTGTACAAGAACTTCATCAATTAAAGCATCGTCTGGATTAGCTAAAAAGTAATTCCAATCCACAACAATATCAGGGTAAATAGTTTCAACAGCATTCCACTTTAATAAATTGCCACTTTCATAACCATTGACTTCGATTAAGTCTTTATTGAGCTTTGATGGGTCTGTGTTTTTACCAAAATAATTGCACACCATCGCAACCGAAGTCAAAAGACAGCCATACGCGCCAATCGTAACAGAAGATGTGCCAAGTTTTTCATTCGACCATCGCGTGTCTTTTTGAGATAGCGGGTCAATGTCTAATGGTTCGACAATGATAGGCGGTGTAAACCCAATCCAGCTTTCCCATGTTTCATCTGTACAACGATTCATATCAAGATTTGAAGCATAACCAGGTAATCGACCTGAACTTGTATATTGCCACATCCACCAATCATTCCAGCCAATCGGGATGTAGGGGCTTGTGGTATAACTACCCACCCACAACTTACGACTAGAATAGGGATTATCACTACCCATTATTGGATTCCAGCACCAAGCGCCGGTATAAATCCCCAGTTCACCGAACGCTACTTCCCCTTTGGTCATAAACTCAATAACTTGCGAACGGGTTAGCGCTGGTGCACCGCCTTCTAATTCAACATCCAGCCAAATACCAAGTGGGAAATCCTTGCCGTCAAGCGTCTGTTTCAACAGCGAAAGCTGGTCGTCAACGGTTTCGTATTCTACAAGAAAATGATAAGCCCCAACAGGAACGCCCCTAGCTGTAAATTCTTGATAATGTTCATTAAAAGCCGTATCTGGATTATAACGCACACCATAAGCAGCCCTAAGAATAACACCATCAACATTAGCAGATAGCAGGTCATAGTCTATCTTTTGGGGAGATTGATAGTAACTGATGTCCACTAAACGTTTCACAACAATCCTATAATCGTGGCAATAATTTGAGTAAGCGCGGCGCCAATAATCACCCACATAATTTTCTTGGCATTTTCTGAAAACTGTGTGCACGTTTTCACTTTTCCGATAAGGCCACCATCACCTTCTTTTATGTTACCAGTGAGCGCCGTTAAAATATCTTCAACATTCTTTCCTATGTCTCCCATACACTTCTCCACATCTGATAGACGCGCAACGATAGAATGTGATGGGTCTCCGTTTCCTATTATTACTTTACGAAGGTTTTCAATCTCCCTTTGTAATTCATGCCTTTCACCACATGCGTCTATTCCAATTTCATATTGAATATCAGCCAAAGCAGACAATGCCTGGTGATAGTCATCCATCTTTTTAATTTCATCGAGTCGTTTTCGTATTATTTCGGCGTTCTTCATTGTTTAGCCCTTAATGTTCTTCTTGATGATAAGTCTTATATATCCCAGTTGCCACTAATCCAACAGCCAAACCAAAGATGACACCTTCAAATATGAAATTGTATGCCCAGACAATTGTTTCTGCTGCATAAACATGATAACCAAAACCAAGAACAACGCCCAGGCTAATCGCGAATATCTCAACGCCTTTTCCTTCCCACCCAAGTTTCTCTTTAATAAATTGGACTAACCCAATTACAACCAGCATCAATGGAACGCCTGCTATTAATGCTCCCGTTAAATCTAATATCATTTCATTCTCCTTAATTCATCGCTTTCTGTTTTCTACGCGATAACACGGCTTTCACACCGCAATCGCCTTCTTCACCCTGATCACCGCCGCCCTCCATCACACTTACTCGCATCCATTTGGCAAATTGATCTATCTCAATTGGGCCGTATACGAAAAACTCCTGTTCATTAGCAACTCCACCATACGTGATTTCTTCTCTCTGTACATTAGATTCTGTATCTAAATTAACGGTAACAACGCCGCCATCATAAATGGAACTCTGATACCAGTCTGTGCCGTCAAGGGTAAACTCGACTTTCCAGGTAACAGCACCAGCAGCGACAGTGCGCTCGTAATCAATCAACAAAGCATAAAAATCGTACTCTAAACAATAAATGGGGTCTGAAGCAACATAGGATAAGGTGAGCGTAGCGGTATCACGGGCGTCAACTATTTTACGAAATTCATCTGTCATGCAAATTCTCCTTATATAATCGAACGCTCCCAAATGATATTATAAACTATATTTTTTCATTTGTCAATGCGTGAATTTTATAGATTCTTCTGTAAAACTGCTTGAAATTGCC